GCCTTTGTGGATTGGTGCGTCTCGAAGTGGCTGGCGGAACCTGGTGTAGAGGGTTGGCTGGGGCTGCGCGTCTCGACGCCGGATCAATGGCGACCGAAGACGGCGCTGGCGTATGGCTTTCTCAACTGGGCGCGAGAGCGCCCGAAGACGGTATCCATCCACCCCGACACGGCGCAGGCGCACGCTGGCGATATAGTGGTCTTTGATTTTTCACATGTGGGCATCGTGGAGTTCGATGCGGACGACAAGCTCATCACCATCGAGGGCAACACGAATGGGCGAGGGGATCGCGATAGCGCGACGGGCGATGGGGTCTGGCGCAAGACGCGACCAAAATCCATCGCGCGAAACTTTATCCGCATCCATCCGCGAGGGGCTTGACACGCTCCCGCATAATTAAAACTAGATGCCCGACGACCAAACAATCACCGAAGGAGATGCCGGATTCATCGGCATGGCGTCGCGGCTCAACCCGCTCCAGCTCCAGCCTGGCATGGTGCAATACTGCGAGAATATGCGCCTCGACCGAGGAGTGGCACAGACGCGCAAGGGCGCGAAGCGGGTGGCTGAGAATATCAACCCTGCGGTGGATACGTTGCTTTTGAATTTTACGCTCGGGACGAACCGATCTATTGCCGCTCTCACTCAGGTCGCAGGGTTGGCTACAGCAACCTTTGCCGCACCGCATGGATTTTCCAATTTAATCTGGGTCAATATCAACGGAGCGACAGCCAGCGAATACAATGGGGACTTTCAAATCTCCGTGGTTACCACAACGCAGATCACATTTTCCGTAGTCTCAGGCGCGCCTGGCTCCGCAGGCGGATCGCCTATCGCTAACAACGGCCCTCTGGTTAAGACAACCTATGGCGGCGACATAATCCAGAGCGGCATCTACTCGTCGCCGCGATTCGACAATGCGCGGGAATACATCGTGCTGGCCGCGCCGTCGGAGGCTTATCTGTGGCGCCACGATGCGGCGACCGTGGAGGTGGTGGCCTACCCGCTCGGAGACACGATGGAGAACGGGGATGATGTCGAGATCGTGCAGGCTTTTGACAAGCTCTACCTACTACGCACAAGGCCGTCCGATCTCGCGCACCGAGTGGTATCCGTCTCAAATACCAGCAGCACCGCACTGGTGACGATGGCTGCCGCTCATGGATACACGACGGGGGATGTGGTGCGGATCAGCGAATCGGAAACTCTGGGATTCAATGGCGACTTTGAAGTGACCAAGGTGAGCGCAACCGAGTTCAGCTACACGCTGCCGGTCTCGGTGACTGCCGTCTCTGCGGTTGGTAAAATCTTCGCCCGCCGAGTGCTTCCGGCTTTAGTGTGGGACGGAGATTTGGCGAATGATTTCGTGCGTGTGGATCAAGGGGCGCACCCGCTGGGGCTCACCTACTCGCGTCTGCCGAGCACAAGCATTGCCGCCTACCAAAACAACCAACTCGTCATTGCCCGCAACCGCGACGAGGTGCTGGTGAGCGATGTCTTTGACGCTGAGACCTACGACCCAGTGAGCAAGGCTTTTCGGGCGAATGCGGGGTCGAATGATTTTATTGTGGGGCTGCACCCATTCAGCGAGTCGCAGATTTTAGTGTTTTGCCGCAAGAGCATCTGGCTGGCCACGGCAATCATCGGCAACGATGGCACCTCGATAGATCCGGCGGCATCGAGCCTGCAACTACTGACCAATGAGATCGGGTGCAGTGCTCGCCGCACCATCACGACAGCAGGAACGGCGGTGCTTTTCCTGAGCGACCGAGGCGTTTACCGGCTGGATAGCCAGTTCGATCTCAAGCTGCGCGGGAACACGATGCCTCTAAGCGACCCGATCAGCGACCTAGTGGCGACTATCAATAACAACGCCGTCGAGTTGTCCAATGCGGTGTATTTCGACAACCGCTATTTCTTGGCGGTGCCAACCGGCCAGAGCGCGGTTCCCAATGCGGTCTTCATTTATAATATGCTCAACGCGCAGTGGGAGACGAAGGATGTCTTTCCATTCGGGGTTGACCGATTGCTGGTGAGCGACTACGGCACACAGCGGCGTCTCTTTGCCAGCTCACGCTACGGCAGTCTCTATCTTGTTGACGAAAATGAGGACGGCAAGGACGACGGGGCTTTTGGCAGCAACCAGACGGATGTGACCGGCGAACTCTTAACTCGTCGCTACGGTTGGGGATCTCTCAACTCCAAGCGCCTGCTGCGAGTCAAGGCCAGCACGGTTCTCCCCGCAGGGGGCGCGTGCGCTCTTGATGCGGTGACGACGGATTTCGACAATGACTTTGTCATCTCGGCCCTCAGCAACGCAACCGGAGCCACCGAGGACTACACGCTCAAAACGCCGCTGCGCTGCAAAGCCACGGCGCTCGACCTCCGCTACCGCACCACGGCTGGCCGCCCAATCCTACGACAAATCACAGCCGAGGCCGCTCTCTCTGGCCCTGCGAGCTCCGAAACCCGCACACTCAACTAATCATGGCAACACTCACCCCAGGCTACACTTTTACATCCGGCGAAGTCGTCACCCCAACCAAGCTCAACAGCGCGGCGGCTCCGACACTCGTTCCCGCAACCATCACCAACGCCGACATAGCGACGACTGCGGCCATTGCCGACACAAAACTCGCCACTATCACCACGCCTGGCAAAGTCTCTGGCGCGGCAATAAGTGGTGACATCGCGACCGGCAATGTCACGGCGACCGGCAATGTCACGGGGGCTAAAGTGGTGGGCAGATTGGCGGATGGGACGCTTAATGTCGTGTCGGCGACGGTGACAATGACCTCGGCTAATCCTGGCGTAGTGACATGGACCGGACACACTTTACAGAATGGCGATCTGGTTGAGTTGTCAACTACCGGCGCGTTGCCTACGGCGATCACCGCAAGCACGGAATACTATGTGGTCAATGTCGCCGCAAATACTTTTCAAATTTCTGCGACCTCTGGTGGCACGGCTCTCGACACCACCGCAGGAGCTCAATCGGGCGTGCATACGGCCCGATTTGGCCGTGGAGCCATTGAAAATGGATTCGTGACTACGAACAAAATCGCCGACGGGTCGATAACGACCGCAAAATTGGCTGGCAATGTGGATCAACTGGCTACGGCGTGGGTATTTTTTGACGGCGACATCGCCGACTCTGCTGTGGCTGGTGCCGTTTTTACCCGCATCACGGCGACCAAAATCCAAGTCGCCCGCTCAACCGGACATGGCCTAGTGAATGGCAACTGGATTACATTTAATTCGCTGGCAGGCTTCTACGCTTTCCTCAACGGCACATGGGAGGTAAAGAACGCGACGGCGACAACTTTTGAGTTTAATTTAGCGGGAGCCACGACCCCTTCCGCAGCGGTCACGATTACAACCGCCAACCCCGCCGTCATCACTTGGACGGGCCATGCTTTGGCAGTTGGGCAAACGGTCACATTTTCGACCACAGGGACGCTGCCTACGGGCATCACGGCTGGCACGACCTACTTTGTCAAAACGAATACCGCTGGGACTACTTTCACGATTTCTTTAACCAGCGGGGGAACAGCTATTGCCACCACCGCCGCAGGCACCGGAGTCCATACAGCGACGCTCACGGGCGCGATGGCCTCGCAGATTTTCAGCCCTGTCGCGATCAAGCGCAAATACAACATCAGCAAGATTGCCCGCACGGGATTAGGTATTTATCGAGTTTATTTTGCCACGCCGCCGCTGACCGTCGATTACATCTCGCTCGGCTCCGCAGCCTCGACAAGCGGCGCAGCGGTCGGCCTCGTAGGCGCAACGACGCAGACTCTCGCCTACGCCCAAATCATAACAACTAATTCCGCTGGGACTGCCGCAAACTTCGACGGAATCCGCCTCGTCGTCTTCGGAGGATAACTATGACCCCCTTCGACAAAGCGATCCTCTGGCAGCAAGAGAACTCCACCGAGTCCTTCGAGGAGATCCTCGGCTGGCACCTCGGGCATGGCCTTGTCTACAGCACGCCGACCACATTCCTCCTCGCGCACGAAACCCACTACGACCCTAAATCTAACGATATGAACTACGACTCCCCCCCGAATGCTTGGTTCGTCCAGCTCGCCGCCGCGACCGGCTGCGCGAATCCTATACGCGAATTCCTGCGCGTCGCCACCCGTCCGCAGCCGTGGGCGATCTGGTGCCGCCGCAACTCATTCCGCCTCCACGCCTACCCGTGGAATGCGCTGGCTAAGAAAGTGAGGCTATCGTAATGGGAGCCAAGGCACCTAAAAAACCTAAACCACAGCCCATCCCTGAGGCTGCCAAGCAGCTCGACTACAAAGAGATGTTCTCCGCTGCGCGGGAAAACTCGCGCCTTATAGGCCAAGACCAGCTCGACCAACTCAAGGCGGCGTATCCTGAGTTTGAAAAAATGCAGCTCGGCACCATTGACAAGGTCTCGGCCAATCTCAACAACGAATCGTACCGCGAAGCCAAAGCCGGACTCGACTCCGTGGATCCCCGCAACAACGCGATCTCCAAGCAACTCAACGCCACAGCCCTCTCCGACCTCCAGCTCGGCCGAAGCCTCAGCCCCGAGCAGGAACGCGCCGCCACGCAACAGGCCCGCGCAGGCTACGCCGCCCGAGGACTCGGCGCTGGCACGGGAGCCATGGCCGCCGAGGTGCTGAACCGCGACGCCTACGCCACCCAGCGCGAGGCGCAGCGCCGCACCTTGGCCGGAGCGGTGATGAGCGATACCAATCAAACTGCGCTCAATGTCGCCAACCAACGGATCAACTACGACCCGTACCAACGGGCTTTCGCCCCAGGCGCGAGCTTCGGGCAGAACGTGACCGGTCAAGCGGGCGGCATGCTCGGCCAAGCCTACGGCAACGCGCTCAACACGGTGACGAGTACAAATTCCTTCAACGCTAATATGTTGGAAACCCGCCGCAACTCGGCCTTCAACAACAACGCCTCTAGGGAAAGTGCCTGGATGGGAGCCAAGGCCAGCGCTGATGCGTCCAACGCAGGCCTGCAAGGAGCCGCCATGGGCGCGAGCGCCGTCATCGGAGCGGCCGCAGCAGCGTGCTGGGTAGCCCGTGCAGCTTTCGGTACATCGACCTCGCGCTGGATGCTCTACCGCCGCGCGATGCTCCGCCATGCCAGCGACCGCACGATCCGCCTCTACTGCCAGCACGGCCAATCCATCGCCGCCGCCATCACCACCCCCGTCCGCAGATTTATTACCCGATGCCTACTACGTTCGCTGGAACTCGCTTGGAAGTAACCAAGGTCCGCCTCGACGGAGCCCAACGCGCCTGCACACCCGAGCAGACGCTCGCTCGTATGCGCCCCCACTTCCACGCCGCAGGCATCACGCGCCTAGCGGAAGTCACCGGCCTCGACCGGATCGGTGTCTGTGTCGCCCAGTGCATACGACCCGACGCCATCGTGCTCGCGGTGGATAGCGGCAAAGGAGCTACTCCTGCCGCAGCGAAATGCTCGGCCATGATGGAGGGCTTCGAGCGCCATGTCGGGGAGACCGCTCCTGTGCGCTCGATCATGGCTACCGCCGCGCAGCTCGGCGACGCTGCGGAGATCCGTCTACCGCTCCTCTCTGGAGCCGTCGTCGATCCCCACATCTCGCAACCTTGGGTGGAGCTCTATGGCTTGCAAAGCGGAAAGGCCCGCTACGTCCCTGCGTGCGCGATCTCTCTCCAGGCACGGCACCCTGCCGGACTCCCGCTCGCGGCGACCCCGTGGGCCTCGACCTCGAACGGACTCTCTTCTGGCAATACCTATGCCGAGGCGGTGGCTGGCGGGCTCTACGAGTGCATCGAGCGAGATGCGACCGCTATCGCCCAGGGTAAAAATGCGGCGGCCTATTCTGCATCCGCGACTCTCTCCGATGGAATCGGCAGACCCTATGAGGGAGCTTGCGCCGCATCTCCCCGAGTGGACCTAGATACCGTGACAGACCGTACCGTCGCCCGCCTCGTCCGCGCCATCCGCGATGCCGATGTGACTCCTATCCTCCTCGATGTCACCAGCGACATCGGGATCCCCACCTACATCTGCTACCTCATCGACTGCGAGAATGGACACGGTATCAATAAAGGCTATGCCGCACATCTCGACCCCGCCGTAGCCCAAGCCCGCGCCCTCACCGAGACCATCCAAGCTCGCGCGGTGTGGATCGCTGGCTCCCGCGACGATTTTCTCCACGAACGATTCGAGAAGGTGAAGGCGGCGGATAACTCCGCCATGCTGGCGCAACTCTACCGCCACCCGATCACGTCGGCCAACGCCCACGCCGACCGCTCCTGCGATACCTTCGATGCCGACATAGATACCCTCTGTGCCGCGCTCGATGCCGCAGGCATACCGGAGCCGCTTGTGTATGAGTTCGCCCACGACTACCCCTGCTCCGTGGTGCGAGTAATCGTGCCTACTCTGGAGGGGTATAAATTTGACTATTCTCAGCGCGGACCCCGCGCCCGCCTCGTATGAAAATCTTCCTCGGCCCCACACGCCCCAGCAACATCCCCGCCGATGCCGACCTACGGCCACCCGCCCAGCAAGGCGACATCGCCGCCGCTGCCACGGAGGGGCCGGATACGCTCATCCTTATCGACGGACTCTTTCACCAAAGCCTCTCTCCCTGGCATAAGGAAATCCTCTTTGCCCTCGAGCGAGGGTGCCGAGTGATCGGGGCAGGAAGCCTCGGGGCGCTCCGTGCTGTGGAGTGCGCTCGCTACGGAGCTGAGCCTGTCGGAATCATCGCCGGTTGGTATGCCGACGAGTCTTGCACGGACGACGCCGATGTCGCTCTTGCTCACGGCCACGCCGAAGATGGCTACCGCGCCCTCTCGATCCCAATCGTGAACCTCCGCGCCACCGCCGAGTGCCTCGTTGCCGATGGCTTGCTCGCCGCCGCCGAGTTGCCTAGCCTGCTCGCTGCCGCCCGCTCGATCTACTACGTCGAGCGCAGTTGGCCTCGCCTCCGCCGCGACATAGGAAGTGTGGCTGATTTGCTCAAAGACAACTACCGCGACCAAAAGGCGCTCGATGCCGAAGAAGCCATCCGCCACGCCCAGCACGTTGCCGCTCCACAGCTCCGCGACATCCCGCAGCATATCCACACGGCGAATCTCGCGGCCCTGCTCGCCAACGATCTCCCTGTGGCCGATGGCAAGCGCCTCCACCACTACGCCAGCCACGCCGACCGCGACGCCTCCACCGACCTCTGCCTCATCGCGGAACTCGCGCAGTGCCTCGGCATCGTCGCCAGCGCCGAAGACATCCGCGCCGCCAGCACCCGCATGTGGAATCGCCTCGGGATCTCTACGCCCGCCGCCGCCGACGAGTGGATGGCCAAGCACAAGTGGACGGACGAGCAGTGGTACACCCACGCCCAACGCGAAGCCCTCCGCCAAGCCGCCCGCGATTGGCACAATGCCACCGGCGCATCCATGGATCTCGTAGCACTTACCCTCAACCACCAACTCCTCACCCAACCAAAATAATCTATGTTTGCCTACAACCCCCAAGTCACCGACCGCTCCGGCGAAATCTACGCCCAAGGAGCCAATAACGCCTCCGCCATCCAAGCTCGAGGGACGGAGAATATGACGAACTCCCTCACCTCCTCCTTCAACACAGCCATGGGGATGGTTAGCAATAATATAGAGAAATCCCAAGAAAACCGGATTGCCTCGGACGGTGCCAATGCCAAGTTCGACATGCTCAAGAACTACAAAAAAACCGACGACACCCCGCTTTTCACTCAAGAAACTATCGACAAGTTCGACACCATGCCGCTCGGAAAGCGCCAAGCCTATGTCCAGACGGCAGAGGCTATTATGGACGACGATCTCAAGCGGTGGATGTATTCTCAGCAATACAACGCCCAAAACAACCGCGTGAACGCGCAGATGCTCGCCCAGCAACCGGCTCCGAATCAGCAGCCATACACCGGAGCTCCAGCAACGACCACGCAACCGCAGCCTCAGGCCAACCCTGCCGGCAATATCAACATGAACTTCGTGACGGAGCCGAAACAGCAACAATAATAATATGGACGCCCCCCAATCCACCGACCTCATCGCCTTCGCCGATAACTACAATATCGGCGGCGCCGTGCCTCAGCCGCCTCCCAAGGCATCAAAAGGCAACAGCTTTGACTTTGGCAGCATCGTCGTGCAATCCGACGAGGATTTCGCCCGTCTGCCGGACTCGCAAAAGCAACTCCTGCGAAACATGAAGCAGGGCATCCAATACACGCCGCAGGCCGCCGCCGAATTCGTGGAGACCTTCAATACCCGCCTCATCGAGCAGTCAACGCCAAAAGCCCAAGCCGAGGCGTCCGCAGCTCAGTTGTCGGCCCGCAAAACCCAACTCGATATCGGCAAGCTCGAGCAGGAGACCATCGCCAAGGCTAAAGAGCAGGCCGAGCTCAACACGCGCAAGAGCCTCGTCCTCGACAAAATCAACAAATACACAACCCCAACAGGCCCAAACTCAACGCTTTTGACAGACCTTGTGGGCAAGTGGGACGGCACAGCCGGAGCCATGCTTGATGCCGGCGGATTCAATGAGCAACGATCTGCCCAACGCGCCGAACTCGAGCGACTCGTCAATAACGACGTGCTTGAGCTCACCAAATTCCTCAAACCTGTCTCCCAGGACGAATTGAAATTCCTCAAAGGCATGAGCCCCCGCCTGCACCAGAACGACACGATCTGGAAAGAATACCTCCTCGATGCCAAGTCCCGCATCGAAGGCATGACCGGATCCGCTCCGTCCCAAGGGCCAGCACAGCCGGCCGCCCAACCTCAAGCCGCACAGCCCCAGCAACCCGTCATCCGCGTCATCCGTGGCCAAACTTTCGTCCAACAACCTAATGGCAAGTTCATCCCCCAATAGAGAATTCACCTCCGAGGAACTCGATGCCATGGCGGCCGCCGAGCTGCCGGTCGAGAATCCAGAAACTTCCCGCACCGCCTCTGCTTCCCCCGTAGCAAGCGCACCAACAGCGCCTGAAGCAACAGGCTCACCCGAGTTGGCCGTCGGGGACGGGACTCCTTTTTCCATTCCAGAGCCGTCTCGCGGTCCCGCTATGGGACCCGTCGCAAAACTCGAGGCCGGACGAGAGTACTCGACCGAGGAACTCGACCTCCTCGAACAAGCCAACAAGCCCAAGGAATTCACCTCCGATGAAATCGATCAAAAAATAGTCGCCTCCGTTTACGACGACCCGACCTACATTCCGACCCGCGACGAATACTTCGAGGCCAAGCAACTCAAGGCCAGGTTGAAATCGGAAGGCAAAATACCAGGGCTGCTCGAAGACGCGGCGACGGGCGCTCAAGGCTTCCTGCAAACCATCGGCGATACGATCCACGAAATCTCGGATGACTCAGGCGAATTTCTCGCAAGATCCCCAGCGACAATGAAAGCCATTGCCAAGAAATCTTGGCGCAACACCAACGATGTGACTCGC